CAACCATAGGATTTAATTCGTACAAAAACTCCCGAATTTTATCGGCAAAAGCAATTCTAGTGTAACCGTAATTCTCTACTAGAATAGATGCAATTGTATCTTTACCTGACTGGGAGTATCCAATAAGGCCAATAGTATTATACGCAGTATTAATGTCAAGCTCTTTATCTGTGAATAAAGATAGTTGTTCGTAGGTCATGTTAACTCCTTCTCGTCATCCATCGCTCCACATATAGAACAAGTTACTTGTCCATCCGTGTCTAGTTCAAAATTACACTCGTGTGTCATGGCGCCATCCAAGTATTACGACCTACAGATTTATTAATGTTAACTCGTCTAGTAATTTCTCGGTTAATAAGGGAGATGTCTTTAGACAACCTCTCTGAGATAATGTTAATTAACCCATGATAGTTTGTTAATTCTTGTAAGGTATTAACTTTTTCTTGATAGTCTGGATCAACTTCAATTTCAGCATCTATCATAGCAAGTGCTTTTCCAGAGCTCTTTAACTCTAACTTTTTCTTAGCTTTAATTAAACTAAGGTTTTTTTCAGCTTCAACCTTATCTACTTCAGCACACCAGCGCTGTAAACTAATAAATTCTAAGTAGGCAACATACTTAGAGTACAGGTCCATAACGTGCTCTTCAATCATGTCAGTGATATCTGATGGAAGAGAGGGCGCGTTGTACCCATACCCCTCGTTTACTACTAATCCTTGTTCTTTTAAATCAGCGATAGCTTTACTACTAGCAACTGCAGCCCTTAACTCAATTGGACTCATCATTGTCCTCCCCTACCCTAAATGGTTCACAACGTGTGCATCCTTTTACAGGATCAATACTACACATAGGTGGACGCTTATTGTCAACCGCCCAAGCTAGGTCCAAAGCCTTGTCAAAGATGGCTTTAGTAAATTCCGGGTTGTACTGAACAGCAAACTCTTTGTAGTCTTGGTTAGACTTTAACTCGTAAATAAACACAATCTCATTGGGAGCAGACTCAAGGAGTCCCTCTTCTACCATTAGGTGTGTTAAGTGCAGGTATACCTGGCCTTGCAATTGGTGAGTTCTAAAGGGAGCCCGGATGTTACGCCAAGCTTTCTCTAAGTCACCGTCAGACTGTGCAAGAAGAGCAGGAGCTTCAAAGCGAAGGGTGCCAGCACCTATCGACTTAATTTCAATAAGGAAATCTTCTCCAAGACCTTTTACCCAGCCATCTGCATGCCCAGAAATTCTATGCTTATCACTTTTTAAAGAGACTTCAGCGTACTCGTAGATGCTAGGGCCATTATTTACTTCAGTAGATAGTCCCCAAGTATTTGCGTTATCAGTGCTGCAGTACCACTTACCGTAAAGAACACCCATCTCATTGAGCCAAGTCTGCCATTTAGCGTGGATTGTATGACCCTCAGCAAAAATAGAAGCTAAGCGTAAAGAAGGCTTCTCACGAGTCTCTATGTAATTACCATTTAAAGCATGGTAGGAAGCAAGTAAACACCACTCCGGTTTAATAATATCTGAGGGGTGAAGTACTTTTTGGTTTCTAGAATCAAAAGGTTTAGAAAGTAAATGCCTCTCGACAGAGCCCATTAAACGTGTTACTCGTTTACTAGCCGATAAGAAAGACTTTAATTCTTTACTCGCTAGTGTCTTTGGCTTCCCCATACTTATCCCCTTTACTAAGCCATTGATCTAAAGTAAGACCTTGTTTTTTATACTTACGTTGAGATGCATTGCGTTCTCTGTGGGACATGCCCCCAAATATGCCGTGTAACTCATCATTTAGTATAGCCTCTTTCAAACACTCTTTGCGAACTGGGCACGGAGGTCGTCCGTCCTTACCCCAACAGATGGCCTTAGCTTGATCTGCAATCGGTTTGTATAAAGCTTTGTCTCTAGGTGGAAAAAACATTTCTGTATCTTCTCCACGACATTTAGCCTTATACCTCCAAGACCACGAAGGGTCTCTAGAATCTGACACCTATTCACCTCTAATTGAATTTCTGAGTTCAAAGAAATCTTCCTCCCCTAGAACTACATAATTCACGCCATCGAGATGAAGCCCAAGTACTGGGATTCTACTGTCAAGAATTGCTTCTGTGGTAATTTTTTTTAGTACTGAAGATTGAATAGTCACAGACTTCTTACCTGTCCATTTATGTTCAATCAAAAGATCGTCACTACGTACGTCTCCTTTACGAGACCAGAAAGCTCCAGAAGCAGCGCTGCGTTCACCGTTTAACTCTTTAGCTAATCTTTTCTCGTGTTTGAGAGACTCTTTCTGTCCCTCACTCTTCGACATTGGTTACCAGTATTGGATTGGTTTTAAGTGTATCCATTACTGCTGCGCTAACCTCTGTGCGTAATTCTATCTCTTCTCTAAGAGAGTCGATAAAGGCAGGAGCTCCCTGCCACTTACGGTCTCCATAATACAGCCATCCGCCACGTCTTTCAACAATCCCATTAAGGATAGACAAAGCAACTATTTCCTTACCGGTATCGTAGTTTCCGGCATCAATAGGACCACCCTCAGCGAAGTAAAAGTCCAAATAAGCTGCCTGTTGAGGGGGGAAAGTCTTGTTTTTAATAGTTCTGACCCTAATTGTCTGACCTATACGACGTTTTTCCTGACCTGTACCTACCTCTAGCCAGTCATCTCTTTTAACCTCACATCGAATGCTGTAGGCATAGTCCTTACCAAGACCCCCAGGAGTTGTACGAGGATCCCCGTGCATAACCCCAATCTTCATTCGATACTGATTAATCATAATTCCCAGTACTGGTCTTTCAACCTCAAGTAAATCTCGCTTTGTAGCAGAGGCTACTTTTCTAAAAAACTTATTAGTTAGTTGTGCTCCACGACCAACAGTAAATTCTTCCATAGTCTTTTCATCTTCTGCTCCAGGAACTAAAGCTGGAAGAGAGTCAACTACAACCATGTCAATAGCTTTGCTTTCCATAAACTTAATAACAGAATCAAAAGCATCTTCCATACTGTTAGTCTCTACAAGAAGTACGCGATCAGTATCTACTCCGCACATCTTGGCGTAACCAGTATCAAAGGCTTCTGCAGCAATCCATACGACTGTAAAGTCTGGATCTCTTTCTTGATTCACAGCAATAGTACGAAGAGCGATAGCAGTCTTGCCATGAGAAGCCTCACCAACAATTTCTACCCAATGGTTCATAGGCCATCCCCCACCTAAGACAACATCTAAGGTTAAAGATCCGGTAGGAATACGTTCAGGCATTCTAACTTGGCTAGCAAGAACTACGGTACCAGCACCAACTTTTTTGTTAATTGCTGCTACTACTCTTAATGCTTCTGCGTTAATAGACATTATTCAACTCTTCCTATGATTGTTGTTGGATTAAATCCTCCGCCTTGATTAGGCTGTTTAGCTGCAATGGCTGCGCCACCTTGTCCAGTGCCACCTACACCTGACCCACTTTGGGTAATTGGGTATCCGCAGTCATAACAACGCTTACGTTGTGTGCCTACTGGAGCCATATAGTTACCAGACATACATCCAGGACAACGTTCCATGTCCCGAGAACTCTGTGCTTTAGAAACTAATTGATCTGTGTTTTGATCATAAGCAACACGTGTGTTGGGTTGTTGTTGTTGAGGTGCATAAGGCAAGTTACTTAACGGAGCTGTGGGGGGAGTCGCAGACGTATTAAGCCCAGGATTACCTAACTTCTTAGCCCACCAGTTATTATCGGCCATCATTACCTACTCTCGACTCAATTAATCCTAGACTAAATAAAGTAGATACGCAAGACAGGGACGAAGATAAAGCAACTAGTCTAAAGAGCTTAGTAAGCTCATCAAAGTCTTTTTGTTCTGCAAAGCTAACTGTATTTAACTCTTCTAAGGTGTAGGCAGAGGTAGCAATCTTTGCCACGATATCTGCGTGGGTGTCAATAAAGGGAAGCAAAGGAGAAAAAGACTGCAAACGCATCTGGCTAGCTTCCTCTTCCATTTGAGCCACTTCATCTGAAATTGGTGGTAAGCCCATTGCTACGGCAATTTCTTCCGTGGGGGTAAGCATGGTGTCATAGATAACTTCCCGTATTAATACGGCAAGAGGTACCTGAATGATAGATGAAACATCTACCTTACGTTTACGTCTCCAAAGCTTCACTTGGCTTCTCCCCAACGCTTGACAGTTTTAATATCGGCTAACAACGGAACTTTAAGAGCGCTAATGTTTTCCATAGCGGCTCTAATCTGCTCTGCAGTTTCTTCTGCTAAATGATTAGGAGTAAGAGTTACTAATTCGTCATGCACTGTTAGTACCAACCCCGCCTCACTTGGAATCATACGACTCGCCCTAATCATAGCAACTTTAATTAGATCAGCTGCCGACCCCTGGATGACCGTATTAAAGGCCTGACGCTCCGCTCTAGAACGTTTCCACACCTCATTGGAACGAAGATCTGGAAGGTATCTACGACGCTTGAGAAGCGTACTAACAAAAGGAATAGGAGTCTGTGTACGACTCTCAGCAACTACTGATCTCTTGTACCTAGCTACGGCTGGAAATTTAGCTACAAACTCATCCAGTAGATCCCTAGCCTCAGTAATAGAACAACCTATAGAAGAGGAGATCTTATCCGGACCTACCCCGTAAGCTAAAGAAAGCACAAGTACTTTACCGGCTTTACGGTCTACGCCCATTGTTTTTCCAATGGTCGTATAGATATCTTCCCCATTTAAATAGGCTGTACACATAATTCTATCCTCGCTAAAGGAAGCTATAACCCGAGGCTCTATCTGACTGTAGTCTGCTACTACTAATGAATAACCCTCTGGAGCAATAAACAAGTTTCTAATGGCTTTACCGTTAGCAGTATCCGGTGCAGGAACATTCTGTAAGTTTGGGTTTCTAGAACTAAACCTACCAGTTTCTGCCCCGTACTGAACAAAATCAGTGTGGATCTTACCGTTAAGAAGAAGACTTTTTTTAACAACAGTTTTAGACTTACCAAGTAGAGTTCTAGTTATATCCCCACCAAGGTAAGGAATTACGTAAGTAGTTAGTAGCTTATTAAGATCTGAGTAAGAAGCTAAAGCATCTACAAGATCATCTTTACCCCTGAATATTTCTAAAGCAGGCTCTGAGACTGAGAAATCTGCAACGGTTGGGGCATTACCAGCATCTACACGCTTTTGCCCAGCAGGAGTTAAAACCTTAGGCTTTACTCCCCGGCCCCCATCTTTCTTTGGAGTAAACAATATGCGTTGTTTCTCAGGAACGCTATTAATATTAAATGCTGTGCCTGCTACACGATAGATGTTTGCTTTAGTAGTCTCTAGTTGCAGTTCTAAATCATCTTTAAGATTAGACAGGGCCTCAACATCAATAGGAACTCCACGCAACTCCATGTTACAGATAACGTCTAGTACGTCCATCTCAAGGTTAAAAATGCCGCGTAAACCATCTACATCTAATCGTCGTGATAGCTCTAACCAAAGCTTCCAAGTCCACTCCGCATCTAACGCAGAGTAAGAGGCAACCTCATCAAAGCTATACTTCTCTACTTCTTTACCTACGCCCTTAACCATTTCATAGCCAAACTCTCGCTTTAAGCAATCATCTAGGCCAAGACTATTTCTATTCTGGTTGTCTAAAATAAAAGAAGCATTTAAAGTACAGGCATAGGGTTGAGTAGGTAAACCACCGATGTACTTAGCAACGCTTTCTAAATCAAATTTAAGGTTGTGCCCAGCCTTTACCTTGTCGCTGTTAAGTAAAGGCTTAAGAGCCTTGAATACTTCTCCAGCAGTTAACTGTGGGGGAGGGGGACCAAAGACTTTAGTAGCCTTACGTTCATCCCTACTGTAATCAGAAGGACGCAAGTCAGAACCCTTATCTACACGGATCTGTGCAGAAGGTAGCATCGGATAATCTGTATGAAGGTACTCACCATTTGGGTGACCCATAGGAATTACATCAACCCGGTCATAAGTAGCTAACGAAATCCAAGTAACTATGTTTTGTCTGGGATCTCCGCGATGATCTCCTACGCTTTCAACATCAAATGCAAAAGCATCTACTCCATCGTAATATTTAAGTAAACTATCTAATTGTTCTTGAGTAGTTATAACGTTCATCTAAATCTCCTTGAGTTTCGCCTCCCATTATAAACTTACTAAAGTCTTAGAAAAGGAGGGGGAAACCTAAGACTTTAAAAATACTAAGAACCTACTTGAAAAGGAGTTAACGAGTAGGTTCTTAGTATTTACGAGGCTATAGAGAAGAGGCGATCTCTCTAGCAATTTCTTGAAGCTCAGCCTTTGAAGAAGTGTGTAGTGCTTCTGTACCAAGAGGCTTCATTGGGTGAACAAACTCAGCCAACTTAACAGGATCTAACTGCCACTCATCTGCGATGTCTCGCTCTTTTACAGCAGTAATTGTGTAGATAGTCTTAAGACCTACGCCAGACTTACATACTGAGAAGTACATATCCGGACGATTAAGTGGACCAGTAATTTTAGAGTTTGCCAATTTCTCTAATTGAGTGCAAAGACGAACTCCAACAATCATTAACTGAAGTTGAGGAGCTTCTGCAGAAAAATTAACTACGGTGAATGCAAACTTTTGATCTGGTTTGCTTCCCACTGCGATTAGAGGATCACCCTCTCCGATGCTGATAAAAGACTTCTTACCAGTACGGTTAATCCAGTGTTGCATAAATGACATTGGGTCAGAAGAAATAAACTTAATAAGTTGTGGTTCCTCTGTAAAACGGAAGTCTGTAGTAAAAGTCTCTTTTGACTTGTCTACAGCTTTTTTAGCAGCAGCCCAACCAGTTTGAATAACTGAGGAATGTGCAGGAATTTCGTTCTCATTTTCAACTACAAATGAATTTGTTTCTGGAGTTGCGTCGACGATATAAGTGTCAACATTTGGTGTGTCTAGTTTAAATGATTGAACTCCCATTTGGGTTAGTTCCTTTCGGTAGATGGATCATTGGTTTATGGTCAGTTTGTTTCTTGTGAGTGAATCTTAGTCCAGTTTTCCAATAGTTCTATTGAAAGATCTGGGTGTCGATTCCAATCAATCCTTAAAATCCCTAAAAGATTTCTAGACTGAAAGCTTTGTATAGTTGTTTCTATCATTGCTCTGCTGTACATCCGCCAACCTGGCTTCTTTACACCATTAACAATAACAGACTTTAATCTGTAGGGCGCTTTAGGTATATACCCTTTTCGTTCCCACAACCTAAGTGTAACCAAAGGCCGATTTAATGCAACTCCTAGGGAGCCTGCGCTAAATAATTCTATCACTTTACCATTGGGCAGGGTTTTTACCTGGGGGTCAGAATCCCAAGCACCGTCAACAACAGTTTCTTTAACCTTAGCTTTAGGGTCTACCGCTCTCCGTTTACGCTTTGAATTTGGGTAGTACTCCTCTAAACCCTTAAAGAAAATGTCAATTGAATCTTTATTCCCATTCATGTGCATAGATCAAGACTTACTCGGTACAAAAGCCCAAACAATGCTCTTAGGGAACATTGCATCAACCTCTTCTTCAGTAAGCAAACCCTCATACAGACAGGACATAACTGCATCCTCATCTAGTACGGGAAGTAGTTGGTAGCAACGGGTATCTAAACCCTTAGCTTTAAGAAGTACTTCTGCAGCTTCTGGATCTAATTTTTGAGAAACACGGCGCTGGCGTTGTAGGGCACGATACCCATCAACATCTTCATCTAATTGCAACCACAAGTTACCTTTATCGTCTGGCTCACCTTCAGTATCAACTAGGTCAGATAAAAAAGTTTTAAGAATAGATTGCTCTTTACTTAAATCATCTATTTGACGCTTTAAAGTTACGAATTGGCGGACTTTACTAAGAACTCCGGTATGTTCACGTACTCGATCTGGTGGTATTACTATTGGCATATTAGCCTCCTCAAAGAAGAGACTACACCCGACCACTGACAAACCGCAACCTGAGGGCTATTCGGGGGAAGAAACGTATTTCTTTAGAGCCTCTAGGATAACATCTGTTACGGTGCGTCTTTCCAGGGCAGCTTTAGACTTAACGGCAGCCCAAAGGTCTGCGTTAACACGGATAGTACGTGTGGGGGTCTTAGGAGCGTTAGGCATTATCCAATATTAGACCGTAATGGACTCTAGGAAAGCCCTAAGTGTGCCTGCAGTCATGTTTACCCCGCCCTTATCATTAATGCCTTCCCCGTCTACTACTGCATTAGCTACAGCTAGTTTTTGAGCAAGCATGTCGTGTTGACGTTCTTCAATAGAACCAGACATAACAAGATTTTGGATTACTATCGTCTTCCATTCACTAGATGCTCTACGAATACGTCCGTTGCGTTGGACAGCGAGGCCAGCATTCCACGGCATGTCGTAATTAATAAGAAGATTAGCTTGAGGCAAATCCACCCCGTACCCACCAGCATCAGAGCTAATAAGGATGCGACAATCAGGATTAGTCTGAAATTCCAATTTAGAAAGTTCTTTAGCTTTTGCATTCATTTGCCCCGTATAAATAGATGCTGGGTATCCCAGGCTGTCTTTGATTATGTCTACCATTTTAACATAACTTGTGAATATAACAATTTTGTTGCCGGCGTAGGTTGAAAGAAAATCATCTACGTACTCTTTAAGAACAGAGAGTTTAGGAGACTTTAAAGACGCTGTAAACAACCCGGATTCATTAATAATCTCAGCTGCGTACTTAGATCCTTCTTTTGCATTAGGGTCATAGAGTTCTCCAGAATGCTTAATTAGATCAGGATGATCACAAAGCATTCTTAGACAAGTTAACTTAGACATTATTCGTCCGCGTAGCTCATCCATATGACCGTTTTGTTGTCCCCCATCGTAATGAGAGAATATGTCAAAAGATCCTCCAAAGGAGTCAACAGCCTCATCTAAATCAATAAGTAATGCCCTAGCGATGTGTTTATAAAGAACATTACCGGCTGGGTCAAACTTTACCGAGATAGGTTCTGCAAAGATAGCTTCTGGTAGATAAGGGGCTACATCTGCGTCTTCTTGACGTTTACGTACACAGGCAGTAGCTAAAGTTTTATTTAGTAAAGGTAAGTTGCGGTAACGTTCTACGCCACCAAAACGATTGCGAACAATAAACGTTTGATCAAACAAGTCAAACCGACCCAGTACTTTAGGGTCAACAAACTGCATAATAGAATATAACTCTTCTGGTTTACCGTTCTCTACGGGCGTACCGGTTAAAGCAAACTTGTACGGGCTACTTAGTTTCTTTACGTACTTAGATCGTTTGGATCGAAAACTTTTGATGGCGGTTGCTTCGTCACAGACAATGAATCCTGTGGGGAGTTGTTTAACGTATTCCCAGTCGTTAACGACTTGCTCATAGTTAAGAATGACATAATCGACGCCCGACTGCTTCCAGTTGAGTGCTTCTCCATACTGGATTGCTCTAGTCTTCGGCGTTCCGTCCACGACCAAAACGTTTGAAGTGTCATTAGTAAACTTCCTAATCTGGTCTTCCCACTGGTATTTAAGGCTGGAAAGACATATAACTATACCAGGCTCCCGGATTGAACCGTTGTCCATCAACAGTTCGAGCGCAGCAATTGTTAATACCGTCTTTCCTAGCCCCAAATCATATGCGACCAACATTTTTCCACGCCCAACCATGGCGTTAACTGCTTCCGGTTGGTACGGAAGAAGGGTTCCTGTAAAAGTCATTTAGTCTCCGTAGATAGCACTTAAGCCAAAAACACAATGCTTAGCTTTTTCAATACCGTAGCTTATCTGTTCTGCAGTCATATCTCCAATGTCTTTTATACCTGTACCGGCATAATTAAAGAAGAAGCACTCAAACCCACCCTCTTTACTACGAGCTAGCATGTCTTTAGAAGCTTTTTCTCCCGCTGGGTCAATGCTTGGGTTATCAAAAGCAAGAATTAACTTGTCAGCCTTTAACATTAAATCAATCTGGTTGTTACTTACTGAAGCCCCAAAAGTTGATGCGCCCCGACTCAATTTTAGAGAGGCCAGCTTTACGACATCTAAAGGAGACTCAACTATGACCATAGTTCCACCGTACCAAACGTCTAACCCAAACAAGGTAGTAGATTTTTGAACTCCGGTAGGACGGTTCCTAAAGATCCTTTTGGTCTGACCTTTTTCTTGCCAGCCCATTAGCTTTCCAGTATCAGCATGTCTAATTGGAGTAATCCAAGCTTCTTGCTTAGCATCCCAAGCAACTCCGTAATCTAAGCACGCTTCTTTGGTAAGCCCCCGGGCCTCTAATGCCCACTCGGGTACCTCATCAAATACTGCAAGACGAGCTTCACTCATTTCTACTAATTGAGGAATAGGAATGTAACTATCCCGCATCTTTTCTAATTGCTTAGAGAGCAAATCAAAATCTACCTCAGAGTTATGTCGTAACCAATCTTTAGCGGAATCAAAATCAATACGACCCCAGTTAGTTTTAAATTCTTTAATCTCTGCTACGAGGGTAAGAAGAGTTCCCTTATACCCGCAAGAAAAACAATGATGTACTCCAGACTCTACATTGATAGACCATGAGGGGTTATGGTCTTGCTTTCCGGTACGCTCAAGGTGCATAGGGCATAACCCAAGCAGCTCACTACGTCTTTGATCAGCGTCTATCCCTAAACGGAGTAGAACCTGCTGTACATCGCCCTCACGATACATTATTTCTTCTTGGCTCCAACAATAAAATCTCCGGCAATATGCCGAGCGACTTCAAGATAAATCTCTGCATTAGAGAACAAGTCTTCTGGGTGATACAACTCGTCTTCACGAACTCCCCAGTTATGCTTTAGATATTCTTTAAGTCCCGGAATTAATGCGTCTACAAACTCACCTGGAGTCATGTAGCCGTATCCACGTAGTTCTTCGTTACTTGGCATTTTATTTTTCTTAGCCATTAGTATTCCCTTCCATCAATTGGTGTTGGAGCATAAGCTAATGCGTCACATAACGCACACTCCATGTCTAACATGTAAAGAGAGATCTCTCCCTCTTCAAACATAGCTTTTACTTTCCACAGTGTAGATCCACAAATGCAAACATGCAATGGGGCATCTTTATCTCTAAGATCTAGGCTCATCTTAAAACTCTAGCACGTTTGCGTCTTAAACTCTGTCGCTCACGGGGAGTCGTAGCGCCCCAGATACCATCCAGGCTTGGGTGCTTAAGAGCATAGGTTAGGCAAAGATCTGTCAAAGGACAGCTATTGCATATCTCCTTAACGCCAAAGACAGTCTTCCTATCTTCGTAGTCATCAGGAAAAAACATATCTGGATCCCCCTTTGAACAAAGCGAGTTACCCTCAAATAGTTTTGAAAAAGGATCCATACTCTTCAAATCTCCCGTCTTCCCAGTCCCAAAGTAGATCGCTAGTTGCGGGTCCACAGTTACGGCTTGCAACAATACGAAGCTCACGAGAAGTATCATCTTCTTCATCTTGTTTCTGAAGTCCTAAGATAACGTCAGAGTCTTGGAAGAAGGATGATGAGTAACCAATAGCATCAGCTGATACTTGGCGCTTTTTCATCTTCCACAAAAGAACCTGCGTAGTTATCACAATAGGAATGTTTTCTTTTTGAGCTAACCGTTTTAGGTTACGAGTAATGTTGGTAAGAGCTTGTGGAGTATTAGATTCCCCAGTTGCCTCATCGATCATTAAGTAGACACCGTCAACAAAAACGATGTCAGGTTTCAACTTCTCTATCTTTGACTTCAACCCGGTAACCGTCATAGCAGACACCGAATCAGTTAGATAGAACTTATGCATGGTAGACATCTCAGTAAGACACTTTTGATACCGTGCTTCTTCTTCAGGGGTCAGGGCCCCGCGAATTAACCTGGAGTGCGCAATTTGGGCACGCATTGCATCGTGACGATGCTGCTGCTCTATGTTGCTCATTTCAAAAGATTGGTAGAGGGGAACGTAACCGTCTTTGTGCACGTTGACCGCAACTTGCAAAGAGAGCACTGACTTACCTGTTTTAGGTGGGGCGATAATGGTAATTAACTGTCCTGGCTGTAAACCAGCAGTTGCTTGGTCAATAGTTTTAAATCCGGTGGCGATACCTAGTAAACCGTTAGGACGAGTCTTTATGTTTAGATACTCATCAAATCTACCTAGTGGATCTTTAGTTAAATCTACATCTGTAGATTGCCCCACTCCCTCATCGGTAATTGTAGAAACGCCCCTACCCATTGCTTCAATAGCGGCGTTGTGGTCCCCATTAGCAATCGCATCTGCTGCGTCTTGCACTACCTCAATAGTCTTCTGTCGTTTACGGTAGTCAATTAACTGATCTAATAAATACTCTAAAGAATCATCTACAGCTAATAACCTGTAGGTAGGGAAGTTATCTTTTACTGTTACCGCAGTAGGGACTTCCCCGTATTTAGTCCAATGTTGGCGTACAAAACTCCATACTTGGCGGTTTTCATCTATAAAAAACCAGTCATCTTGAAGGCCGGCTTCTAATATAGGAGCAATGTCTCTAGTTCTAATTGCTCTAGAAAGCAATCTAATTTCATTATCAGCTGCCACTTAAATTGCCTCCATCTCTAAGTACCATGATCCATAACGTCCTCCCCGAGAGGGGACATCAATAACATATTTTAATTCTGGACGATAAGGAAGTTCTGCCACTAGATCTGCTACAACGTTATAAGAAGTAGCGTAGTTAAATGGGTTTGTTCCTAAATTATCAAGATCAGAAAGAATGCCGTCCATTTCTTTTTGCCTGTAGTCGAACCCGACTAACTCTAGGGTGTATCCGTACTTTTCCGCAAATCGCCAGAACTGAGATAAAGCCATTCGGTTGTAAGTAATCTCTTCGTCTGCCACCGGTATAAAGCCTAAGACTTTATTAATAACTGGTCGATGGTTCAAGATGCAATCTAAAGTGACTACAACTCGAAGAGGTACCTCATTTGAGATATCGCCTCCTCGCACGGTTATAAGACTTCTATTTTTCCGTACTGCACCAAAAATTTATAAAACTTGGCGGAATTTTGACTTGCTTCAAAAGTGGCTTCTCTACTTGCACGAGTAGAAACTTCTACTGGGTAAACGCCATCGTTTTGTTGCATTTTGCTAGAAACAAATCGAACGTGTTTACAAGATTTTCTAGCTTCAAACCCAGAACAGTTACATTTAAGTTTTGCTGAAGTTAGGTTTACCTCTACTTCGTGCACGCCGGTATCAGAGAGAAAGAATTGTGCTATTTGCCAGTAGTTCATTGTTGTCTCTTTCATTTTCTGCGGTCTCCTATGGTAGATGTTACAGCAAGTGGTATAAAAGCTTCATGGGCAAAGCTACCCATAGGTTCACCATAAACGCCACCCCAATTTTCAAACGCAACGTTTGTTGTAACGATAGTTGGTAACCCTGCATTAAAACGTGAACGCAAAAGAGCATCAAACGTATTCTCAGCCCATCCGCTCATAGTGCGATGTTCTTTTCCTAAATCATCTAGTACGAATACCCTGACAAGATTCTCTTTTGGACCATCTCCGTAAATACCGTCTAGAAGCGTCTGTGTTTCGTCGTTATATTCCGCCCATTGAGATTTTTGAAGACGAAGAAGTTTGGGATAATCCATAAAAAATACAGGTCGTCTAATTGGCTCTTCTGACGTCCCCCAAGAAGACCTAGGCATGGTCATTACAAGCTCCTGCAGGGCCGTAGCCGCGAGAGTAGTCTTCCCGTGACCTGCCTCACCCGCCAGGATCAATCCCACCCCGCAATTGGCTTCTCCAACTGATTGGACAATATGACCATTTCGCACATTTTCAAGCCATTCTTGAACTTCGTCCATAACTGGAGAGTGGTCAAGGTCTGAAAACTGAGTTCCTATGGTTTTTAGTGGAAGTCCGGCACCAGTAATCTGTGCCCGCATAGTTCCAGGTAAATTCTTAAGGTCATACATCTTCGGAATCCCCCCTAAGCTTTTTAATCATCTTTTCTTTGTGAGCAGTTGTATTCTCGTCCTCATAATTAGTTTCTGCAACTCGAGTTACAATTCCGTGAACAGTTGGGTAGAAAGCTATAAATCTACGCCACATAGGATATCCAATTCCTGCATCCCGGGTTAACCGAGGATCTGCAAAAAACATGCGAATTGCTTTTAGTACCGCTATGCGTGGAGTGTTATAAGTACCAACTTGTTTATTAATCCAACCTCGTAGATACTGATTGTTTACTTGTGCCGGAACATCAGGTGCAACTTTTTCAGTTAATACAATAAATTCCGCAATAAGGTCTTTAGTAGTCCAAGTTTCTTCTGGTCGCTCGTCCCTATTTAGAACCGCGGTTAAAGGGTTATAAGTCTCTTTAGGTTTGTATTTAGCTCGGCGCACGGCAGCATGATCTACAACCTTGCCTACAACGCCAACAACATCGTCTTCTGCCTCAGCATTAAAACGAGGTTTGCGTTTAGGGGTCGCAGGTTCTTCTATAGTTGGCCATGTCATTAGATCTCCCTCATTTTCTTTTTCTTTTGGAAATTCGGAGAATTTCCCTGTATTAGAAGTACGTAGTACTTCTAATACCTTTAACTTATAACTATTATTAGTACTAATACTAGTGGTGCCACTGTCTATGTACAGAGCGCCTGAAAAGCCGTCGTCGGTTACTGGATCCCAGGCGTCGGTTTTCCAGGCGTCGGTAAAGTTTAAAGTAGTGTGCCACTTACCAGATTTATCCTGGAGTTTAGTTCTAGATATGTAGTTATGAGCTATTAATTCAGAAATAGCGCTTCTAATTGAATCCCTACCTTCGGGAACAGATGCAGACATTTCTTCTGCAGATAATACTCGGCCTACCTCAAGGTAGTAAGCAAATAAACCTCTTGCACGAAGCGAAAGGTTTGGGTCTGAACTTGCTGATTTCATCTATCCCCCTTGAGGAGGATAACTTTATAGCGGTGGTATCCGTTTTGGCAAACCGCGTTTAGCTCTTTCTGGTTGGCCGGTAAATACCTGTTCTACTACTACAGATGAAGTTAGGCCGGCAAAAGAAGTTGCTAGAACATAAAAGATCTGCGGCCATCCAAGTGGAACTAGTACTAAGGTGCCTATTGTGGACATAGTTAAGGCTAGTAAGCCTCTCCAGCGCCCAAGGGACATAAATAGTTCTTCAACAGCTGTTAAAACACAGGCTGTTGACCAAGCTATTACTAGAAAGGTTGTCATAGTGCTGGAGCCTACTCCCTAAATAGAACCTTGTCCACGTGGAAGGTACGACCTACACCTAAAGATGTCGGAGTGCTGGTAACACTCACTTTAGCATAATAAACGCTAGTGTTAGCAAACAAAATTAAGCCCACTAAGGCAACCTCTGTGATATTTCCAAATGTTTTTGAGAAAGTGACTGTATTTGCGGTTACTGCAGAAATAGTGTGAGAGCCAGTTAAACATCCTGGGAAAGATGTAGATGATCCAGTAGTAGATATTGTTATAGGTTCTCCCACTGAAAATCCGTGAGCTCCGGAAGTAGTTACCGTAGCAACGTTTGAGGCTATAGACCCTGAAGTAATAGATACTCGTTTAGACCCTGGGGTAATAACGTCTAGGTATGCCCACCGATCATGACGGTTAATAGTTAAAGACGTAGTTTTTGTACGAAGTAGGTTGTAACTAGCGTCATACCACTTAACTGCTAAAGAAAAATTGCCGTATGCGTCTTCATTCTCAGGTTTTACAGCAACTGCTGCGTAATAGCCGGTTAATGGAGTTACAGGTAGAAATCCAGTTCCAATACTAAAAGCAGATGCTGCGGTAGATGCAACCCTACAAAACGCTGCTCCGTGAGTAAGAAACTCATCAAACATCGTACCTCTAGAGATAGATCTAGTTAGTGTGGCTGCCGTTGGTACCCACCCTTTTAAACTATTTTCAAAGGATGGTGCGGGAATAAGAGAATCCGTAGTGTCCTCAAAGCTTGTTAAAGAACATGGGTGGTTAATAGACCAGCTTGCTGCTATAGGAAGAACTGTAGGTAGGGTTGCGTTTAATCTAGAAAGCTTTTCAAGGTATCTAGTGGCGTAATAGCTTGTGCCGCTGTTAACCATATAAGAGTTTGCGCAGTATATGGATTGAGTTATGTCTGCAGGGTTTGGAATAGTGCTAGTTTCAGCATTATCTGGATTTACAAACGGAGTTGCAATTCTCCCAAATTCAGCTTGAGCTCCGTCTACGTAGAACACTTTTGTTCCAGATCCTGCGTCAGTTAAAGAGATGGTTACAGTAAACGTTGTTTCCCCAACAACTGCAACTCTAGGGACTGAAATTCTAGTCCATTCATTTTTATTAGCTTCGGATATTTTAAAGTTCCCTACCGCTTGACCGTTTGTGCTTATGGAATACGTTCCAGCAGTGTTTCGTACATAGGCAGAAACAATAATGTCTTCTCCGCCTACAGCAGCTCCCCATGGTAAAGTAACTACTGTAGAGATAGATCCGCCACCAGAAGCAGACACATTTGCCCTGTAGGTTCCGTATAGTGGGTTTGAAGTTAATACTGTAAAAGTTGTTCCAGAAGCAGCTGTCCATCCTGTGGTAGTAGCAAAAGAAGAGTTTGATATAAAGTTTAATTGATCTTTTCTCTCCCAAGAGATGTCATTAGGGTTAAAATATATTGCGTTTAAGGGGTTTACGGGCACCGGTGCTCCGCTACCTTGAAAATAATTAGTTGTTATTTCTGTTTGTGTTGAGTTAGTAAGCATCGCTGCGTCTAAGTAAAACGCATCTCCCACTACCGCATTAGGAAAATACACTGACACTTTAACTAAAGAATTACCGTAGTCTGGTGTGTAAACCGGAGAAACAGCCGATACTGATAATCTTGTAGCAGTTGTAGATAAAGTTAATGCCGTTGAGTCTACGTAGTATGGGTTTGTTTCGTAATAGGCTCCATCAACATCAGTTAAAATTTTAGTTTGATTTTCCTCTGATTGAGGGGAAGAAAACTCAATTCTTACCTTGGCCTGACGAGCAGCAGATCCACTGGCGTAGATACTAAAGGTGTACTGAGTTCCAGGCAACGTAGGGAGCCAATCAGATACCATCATAGAGCTGCCGTTAATTATTGGGGTTAACTTACCTACCGCTACTCCGTGTACTTTAGCAGTTGATGGTGGGTTAAAATCTTGAGTAAGATCTGCGTTGTAGGGCTCCCATCCGCTGCTCCCTGAGTCAAAGCTTGGATTTGGAATAAGGTTCTCTATATCTGCGTTGCACAGCAATTTAACTAAACGAGAGTCTTCATACAAAAAGGTATTAGTTGCTTCTGTAAATTGGAACATGTCAAACAAGAGATCTACTATTTGAGATCCAGACTTATTAATAAGAAATTCTATTGCGGCATACACAGCGCCTGTAGGAGCAAGATCTCCATTTCTACCAGAGTTTGAGTATGAGCTAAATTCTTGCCAGCTAGTTGTATATCTAATTGAGGCGCCATAGGCTGTTCCATTAATAATAAAAGTGCCGTCTTTGTCGTACCATTTTACATAAGCAGCAATAGTATTATTTGATTGTGTGCCTGTAGGGGCTACTCTTGACCTAACAAAACCCGTAAATAAATACTTTTTTCCTGCGGTAACGGGAACTCCGTATAAAACTTTGCTAGCTGATGTAGCCGGTAGGCGTAATTCTTGTTGATCAGTGGCACTTCCACAAGTTAATTTAGCAAATCCTACCGCTCTAGGTGGATAAATACGGTCGTAAAGTGTAGGAGTAGGTGGAGTTATTGCAGTACCAATATCAGATAAAGAGGTGGCGTATGCTTGTCTTGTTAACGTCCAGGTAGTGCCTGAAGATACGGGTTCAGGAGTCCAACGACCTTTAGATTGTTCAAAAGAAGAGTCATTAAAATCAAGGAGTAGATTTTGTCCAATATTTGTTGTAGAAGTCCAGTGAGTTAAAGCAACAGAGTATGCGTTTAAGCCTATAAGAGTTCCTTTATAAGAGTTTATGTAGTTACCGCTCTTGTAAAGGGAGCGATGGTAGGTATCTCCTAAAGAAGGCTCGTATAAGAATCCTAAATCTGTAACTTTGTTCTTTAAAAGTACGCTTGGAATCTCATACGCTTCTGCAGAGTTTCCTAATAACGTAGCTTGTGTTTTAATCTTATCGTAGGCAAATCCGTAAGCATCTATCGTTTTAGATAGAGAAGTTTGTTCTGGCTCACCAATGGCATCTCCCACTCCGTTGACTTCGTTTAACCATGCTGAGGGCAACCAAGCTTTAAAACTATCTTGAAGAGTGGTCTGTAGGGTTACGTTAGCCGTAGCACTTCCACAGTTAATCCAATCATGACGGTTTCCTGTGTATACATCTGCAATTACTTCTCCCATAGAAACCCAAATGGTGTAAGTTATTTCTGCATCTGATGTAACTTGAAGGTCTATATCTGTGTAGCTTAGTCTAAAACTTGTTATTACTCCGGAGTCTAAAACATCTCCCGTGTACGGACTATCAGATACTCCGGTAAATGTTCGTACCAGTTTCCAATGTGTGGGTACATAGGGCAGGTCTAAAGGGTCGG